AAACCGAATATGGCACAAGTACCTAACTTAGGTAGTCCCTTCGGTAAAGAATGTAGATCATGCTGGACGGTAGAGGACGGTAATGTGCTTGTTGGGGCTGATGCTTCAGGTCTTGAGTTGCGTATGTTAGCACACTATATGCGTGACCCTGAGTACACCAAAGAAATATTAGAAGGTGATATCCATACAAAGAACATGAAGGCTGCTGGACTTACAAACAGAGATCAGGCTAAGACATTTATCTATGCTTTTCTATACGGTGCTGGACCAGCTAAGATCGGTTCTATTGTGGGTGGTGGTGAGAAAGAAGGCAGGCAGTTAATACAGAGCTTCTTGTCTAACACACCAGCCTTAAAAGCATTACGTTCTAAGGTTGACAAAGTATCTGAACAAGGTTGGCTTCCTGGTCTTGATGGTAGACATCTTCTTGTCAGATCACAACATGCTGCACTTAATACATTACTGCAGGGTGCTGGTGCAATAGTTATGAAAAAGTCTTTAATTCTCTTGACAGAGAAGCTAAAGTGTGATAGAATACTCGGCTCGTTTGTTGCTAATGTTCACGATGAGTGGCAAATCGAGACAACGAAAGAACATGCCGAATCTGTAGGTGAAGCAAGCGTACAGGCAATTCGGGATGCAGGACTTGCTCTCAAGCTACGATGTCCCCTTGACGGTGAGTTTAAAATAGGTACTAACTGGGCATCAACACACTAAAAGGAAAATTATGTCTAATTTAAAACCAGTTGTAGTAAAAGCAGATGTTATGTGGGCTTTCTTGGATACTCCAAACAAGAAAAGTAAGAAGTACCAAGTTGACTTATGTAATCTATCTGACCAGGCTGTGTCTGCTCTGAAAGACTCTGGTGTCAAAGTAAAGAATGACAAACCAGAGAAAGGTGCTTACATTACTGCTAAGTCTAGTAAGTATCCTATCAAAGCAGAGCTAGAGGATGGCTCACCAGTTGAGTGTAAAGTAAGTAATGGTTCTAAAGCTATAGCAACCATCAAACCTTACACTTGGAACTGGGATGGCGATACTGGTGTAGGTGTGGGTATCAACAAATTGGTTATTACTGATTTGATTGAATACGTTGAGGGTGGTTCAGCAGCAGAGCAACCCTTGTAATTTGTCTAAGTCAATGAACAATGCTAAGGCACTCATTGACGGAGATATTCTGGTCTATAGGATTGGATTCTCTACAAATGAACCAGATGAGGAAAAGTTTGCACTCTCTAGGATGGGGAACTTTGTAGATAGTTTGATTAAGGTTGATGGTATTGTATCTTATGAAGGCTACCTAACAGGGAAGAAAAACTATAGATCAGAAATTACTGCTACTTACAAAGAGAATAGGAAGGATGCTAGGAAACCAGTACACTTCCATTCTCTGCGTGAGTATCTTGTAAACAAATGGGGCTTCACTGTCATTGATGGTCAAGAGGCTGATGATGCAATAGGAATCAAAGCGTATGATCTACCAGAGGATTCCAGTTGTGTTATGACGATTGACAAAGACTTGGATATGATTAGAGGGTGGCACTACAACTTCGTCAAGCAAGATTTATATTACGTTACTGAGCAGGAGGCGATAAAGAATTTTTACATTCAGATTCTAACAGGTGACAGGGTAGATAATATCCCAGGTCTAAAAGGTATCGGTCCAGTGAAAGCTAAGAAGATACTGAAGGATTGTCAGACTGAGCAGGATCTGTTTGATGCTGTACTAGAAAAGTATGATAATGATATCGAAACACTAACCGAAAGAGCTAGGCTTTTATGGATAAGAAGAAAAGAGAATCAACTATGGACATCGCCAAACACTTCACAATCGGATACGTCCAGTGGGTAGATGCTTTGTCTGACTCTGGTTGGGAAACAGATGTGAAGGTAGATGTACATCCTTGTCTCAGTATTGGCTTTATTGTAGATGAGACTGAAGATGCGATCTGCTTAGCTGCTGCTCTTAGCTACGAGCAATCTAACTCAAGAATACATATTCCTAAGAGTTGGGTTAAAAGCATAAAGAGAGTAACGTTAGATAAGTTTTTACAGATAGGGAGAAAGACATCAAAACCCAAAGTGCAAAAGCAAAAGGCAGGAAGCTCCAGCAATGGTTCAGAGATCAACTCATCGACCGATTTTCCTTTTCCAAGGACGATGTAAGATCAACCAGTATGGGAGCAGGTGGTGAAGATATTTTGTTTTCTAAAGCTGCTGGTGATCGATTAGGTATATCGATTGAATGTAAATCCAGAGACAGTATTGCAGTCTACAACTTCTATGCACAGGCTAAAGATAACTGTCCAGATGATAGACAACCAGTAGTTATAATTAAACAGAATCACTCTAAACCATTGGCAGTAATAGACGCAGAGTATTTTGTAAACTTACTAAAGGAATCAGATGAGACATTTGGTAATTCCTGATACACAGTGCAAACCAGGTAACAGCTTTGAACATTTAGAATGGGCAGGTAAATATGCAGCTAAAACAAAACCTGATGTTATTGTCCATCTAGGCGATCACTGGGACATGCCTAGTTTGTCTATCTATGACGTAGGTAAGAAAGCCTTTGAAGGCAGAACTTATAATGAAGATATCAAGGCTGGTAACAAAGCTATGGATATCTTTATGAAACCTATCATTGAGGAGCAGAAGAAAGCTAGGATTGGTAAGCGTAAGGTCTGGAAGCCTAAGAAGATATTTCTTATTGGCAATCACGAGCAACGGATAGAGAGAGCTATCGAGTCTGATAGAAAGCTAGAAGGATTGATAGGTTACTCTGACTTTAACTTAAAGAAGTATGGTTGGGAGGTACATGACTTTCTTGAAGTTCCTATTATCAACGGTATAGCATATAGTCACTACTTTACTTCTGGTGTTATGGGTAGACCAGTAACTAATCCTGGTTTACTGTTACAGAAGAAACACATGTCTTGTATCATGGGGCATGTTCAAGATAGAGCTATATCATTCAGTCGTAAAGCTGACGGTAAAGGTATCACTGGTATCTTTGCTGGTATCTTCTATCAGCACAATGAGGACTATCTGTCTGCACAGACTAATGGTAGCTGGTCTGGAATATGGATGCTGAATGAAGTAGATAACGGTAGTTTCGATGAGATGCCTGTATCAATCACTTACTTAAGGAAACAATATGGAGGATAGAGAAAAAATACTAACTGTAATTAGTTTAGGTGTAGGGGTTCAAAGCTCAGCTATGGCTTTAATGGCTGCTAAAGGTGATCTACCAATGCCTGACTGTGCTGTGTTTGCTGATACAGGAGCAGAACCTGATTCTATCTATTCTTATTTAGAGTTTTTAAAATCAGAGTTACCTTTTCCTATTTATGTAGTACAGAAAGGAAACTTAACAGAAGATACCTTAAACCCTAAAGTACGCTCTGCATCTGCTCCATTCTTTGTAAAAAATTCTGACGGTAGTAAAGGAATGTTAAGGAGGCAGTGTACTAACGAATATAAAATACAACCAGTAAGGAGAAAAGTTAGAGAGCTTTGTGGTGTTGAATTCGGTAAAAGATTTCCTAAAGGAAAATATGTTGAACAATGGATAGGAATATCTACTGACGAAATTCAAAGAATGAAACCGTCAAGAGATAAATACATTGAGAATAGACATCCTCTTATTGAATTAAACATCAGTAGAAATCAATGCTTACAGTGGTTTAAAGACAATAACTATCCATTACCTGAGAAGTCTGCTTGTTTCTTTTGTCCTTATAAGAGTGACGATCATTGGATTGACACTAGAGATAGATTTCCTAAAGAGTTTGAACAAGCAATAAACTTTGATAGGTCTTTACGAGTAAACGGAAATTCTAAAATAAAAGGTCAAACGTTCTTACATAGGTCTTGTACTCCACTAGATCAAGTAGAATTTAAGCCTAAATTAGCAGACAGTCAGATGGATCTTTTTGATAACGAATGTGAAGGGATGTGTGGATTATGAATGAAGTAAATAATATATTAGATGATAGAGCAGCAACATATGGTAAATACACAATGGTGAGTCATATCAGTCAATCACTTAAAAAGATAATTAGGGATTCCCCGAACTATAAGTCTATGCCTGTCTATATGAGAGAAAGTTTGGATATGATTGCAAATAAGTTAGCTAGGATCCTAAACGGTGATTACTATTATAAAGATAGTTATATTGACATCAATGGATACATAGCTCTGATATTATTAGAAATGGAGAATGAGGCTAAACCAGATGAACTTAACGATTGATGAGTTAAAAGAAAAGTTGATGCAGTTTGATGAGACTGTTATACTCGAACTGCTAGACTTGACTTCTGCTGATATCCTCAACAGATTTGAAGATGTAATTGAAGATAACTATGAACAACTAATAAAGGAAATAGAATGATGGACTTTTACCAGCAATATATTGCAAAGTCTCGATACTCTCGATTCTTAGACTCTGACAATCGTAGAGAGGATTGGTATGAAACTGTAGATAGATACATGGACTTTATGTCTAATCATCTACAAGCTAAACATGGCTACAAGATACCTGTGGAGACTGACTCAGAGCTTCGTGAGGCGATCA